TTAGTCTCCTCTTTTATTTGTTTGCTTTCTTCCACGCTTCTGCTTATCTTTTCTTCCTTTGGCCAGCAACCTCTCACATGTGTACTCATCGTATGCTGGCGTATGGTCACTCACTATCTTTCTGATGCGTCCGTTCTGAAGCAGCAGAGCGATGGCTTTGTTGTATCGTTTGTAGCACTGGCTCCTACACATCGGGATGGCTTCCTGGATGTCCTGCCATCTCATGAGATCTATGTGTCTCATCTCACAGATGTCACGCTCCAGGCTGCCGTCTGGCAAGTAGTCCATGATGTCCATGACAGTTACGATCGCTTTGTCAATCTCTTCCTTCTGATGATAGATCTTCTCTTCAATGTCCGCCAGCTTCATCGTGATGCTGGCCGCGCCGTTTGAACTTGTCCCTGATGAGTGTGGTAATGGATCATATCCTCTGCCGCCAATGGGGGACTCTCTCTCTAAATTTATCATCTTGAGTCTGCGATCCAGTAAATTCTTCCTCGCCTTGGCTCGGTACGTCTGGCCAAGAATCCACTTAAGTACATCGGCACTTTGATCCTTCTCCTGTTGATTACTCTTTGCTGTCGCCATTCTTATCACTCTCCTTGTTGTCACTTGCTGCAAAAAAGTACGCCTTGCCACCAATTACTCTAAATTGGACGAGCTTCTTTGACTTATCATCCCAGTCGACGACATCGATTCCCCGTTCATGCAGGATATTGATCATGCTTTCAAGGCTGGCAAGCAGTACTGGTACTGGTGTCATTCTTATGATCTTTGTCATCGCATCTACTTTTTCTTTAATGCTCATCAATGCCTCCGATCTCTGATAGCTGCTGTTTGTAATGATTCTTTTTCTTTTCAAAGTAATCAATGATCAGCTCGATAAGTTCCGGATCTGCATCGACCTCGATTCCATGTGCAAACTCATAATGCGGCATAACCACCATCCTTGTTCCTTTAAATCTTAATGAAAAAAATCTTAGTTTCTGCCACCATTTCTTATGGTTATCCCCATCCTTCTTTGTTCGTTCATCGATCTGCAGCTTTTCTTCCCTTGCTTCTTTGATTCTTTCGATGATGTCTTCAATCTCATCATATTTTCGATAAATCTCACTTGCCTGTTCAAATTCTTCTATCGTCACTTTTACTCCTCCTCTTCTTTTAATTTTTGGCCACACCATGGGCAGTGCGGGTATTGTTTGCCGTTGCGCGAGAACATATTCCCGATTGCTGATATTCCGCAGTTTGGGCAAACTATCACCTTGTCTCCGAAGTCCAGGTTCTTCTCTTTTGGAGATTTTGGGACTGCTTTTTCTAATGCATTCGTTGCCATCGCCCAGAACGCTTCCTGCTCATTTTCATCCGTGTAGCCTCCTCCATTCATTTCTCTTTCTATGCATAATTTGAATCTTGCAATGTTCGCAGCTCGTTTAGCATCCATCTTCATCCTCCCCTTCTGATTTTTTCTTTGCATACATTCCAGCAAAGAATGGCGCTTCGCCTCTGTACAGTGCTGTAAACAATGAATCTGTCAGTGGATTCATTACATTTTCCTGTTTCCGCATTTCCTCCTGTTGCTGTTCAAGAGTTCTTAACACTGTCACAATTCCCATTGCTGCCTGAACTGCAAGATCTGGATTATGAACCTTTTCTAATGCTCGCATATATGATTCCACATAGATGTCTGTATAGTCATGAATTTTTTCTTTACTAATCATCGCCTATTTCCTTTCTTGATTAATTGCTATCCCTCACTCATCTTGATTTGCAGCTTCTTTAAAAATTTGATCTGATTCTTCTTTCATATATTTCGCAACATTCTTATATCCAATAGTATTACTATCTTCATCAAATCCTCTGAACTTTACTCTTGCCGGATAAACATCTATGATCTTTCCATCATCTTTTACTAATACAATGGCCCATCCAAATGCATGGAGAATCATATTTATAAACCAAAAGAGCCCAGTATCTCTAAATTCTTCCCATGTCTTTTTCCTTATCATTGTTCATCCTCCTTCGTAAATAATGGGCTGATCGCCTCTTTTAATTTCTCACTTGTCTTTGGCCCGATTCCCTTCGTATTATCAATTGCCTGATAGATTGCTTCGATATCAACTCCTGGAACTGATGCTCGGCCATCTTCGTATCCATATCCATATATAATCTGGCAAAAATCCGAGAACTGTTTTCGATCGTATTTCTTCACGCTTTTATATGTGGCTCTTGTGACTTCTGGCATTCCACCCTTCTTATTTCTGTTCATATTTCTCCACCTCCGCGATAGCCTCTTCTGGCCATGTGACAAATTCTGCGGTTCCCCCTGCCTCTCTGATCTTCAGCACTGTCTGCTCCTGCAGCTTGGATCTGATTCCGACGACTGGACGCTTGACCTCGAATCCAAAATAATGACCCTTGTAAATCATGAGGATGTCCGGGATTCCTGCCTGGCAGTATGCTCCTTGCGGTACTTTTCTGATAAAAGCTTCTGGATATTTCTTCTGCAAGCCGCGCTTGATCTTATCCTGATAATACGATTCTTTTTTGATCTGTTTCCTCAGGTCCTTCATGGCATCTTTCTTCGTCTTGATTTTCTTTGATGTCATAAAGTCTTCGATGAACTTCTTTTCATCAAATCCTTTTTCATATTTCTCTAACATCGATCTCATCCCCCTTTTCCTCAAACATTATGATCTTATTCTTTGCCATTGCATATCCCAGTTCTCTGTTCGCTCCTGGGCTTTGTTTCCAGTTCTTCAGCATATAAATCATGTCGCACTTTTTCAGTTGCTTCATGCCACTTTCCATATATTCCTCATAAGTCGGATTTTCGAGCTTCTTTCCTTCTTCGACTGGATTTTCAACAATGTATCCTTGCATCAGTAGTTCAATATGTGCATTTGTGAAGTTGTCCTCATAATCAGGATCTGAGGCAATTGGTCCTGCAATGTATACTCGTATTCGCGACTCTGTATTTCTTCGATCGATGATCTCGTCTGTTATTAATCCGAAGACAAACCCAAAAAAGAAAAACAGTATAAATTTTTCTAATTCCATTCTTTTATTCTCCTATCTTTTAATTGATTCTACTTCTTCAAATTCGATTCTTCCGCTTGCTTCTTCGTATTTTTTGTTTCCAGTCGTTGCTTCCAAGAAATGTGACGCTTCCTGATCCGCATTGTGAAGCAACAGGACGAGTGGAAACTTTTCGCAACTGGCATTGAATGCCTGAATCTGATTGTATGTGCAGTCACCCATTCCCATGTGCCATCTGATCGCATATCTTTCTTCCATGCTGAGTTTCATGAATTCTTCGATCATCATGACTGATTTTTCTCCATGACCATATGGGTTTTTATCGTTAACTGCATAGGTCGGCACTGTTTCCCAGATGAATTTCCCGTTGCTGTCTTCTTTGATCTGCCATCTTTGAGCATTGGCCACTTTGGCCTTGTCATATGTTTTTTGATTTCTGGTTCCTTCTTCGTAAAAATTCGTCTTGCAAAGATCATGGAGCAGTGTCACGATCTTGAGTGAATCCTCATCAATTTTCGCAACGGTATAGTCTGCAACTTTATAAACGAGACCACCTCCTTCCATCTCCAGCCTATGTTTCATTGCTTCGTAAACATTTAGACTATGCTGCAGCAATCCACCTTTGCATGATAAATGAAACTTTGTGCTTGCCGGTGCTGTGTAAAAGTCACTTTTTCTAATGTAATCCATGAGTTTATCAATTCCTGGGCGTTCGATCGCGCTCATTAATTCCTCGAATTGTTCGATGTTTGTTTCTCTGTTCATGTTTTTCTCCTTATTCGTTTAATATGGACACAGCTTCTGCCATTTCCACAAATGCTATGATTCCATAGATGATTCTTGATACGATTGATAGTTCTTTAAATTGGGATAATATCATGCATACTACACAGACGATCATTGTCAGCTTGAGCCTTCTTTCCCGGTTTTCTCTTCTGGTAAAGATTCGAGCAATTGCAGCAAATAATCCAATCACTGTGATCACGACGTTAATGTATTCCACCACTTTCTTCTCCTTCCTGCAGATATTTCTTGTATTCTGCTTCAATCCATTTCTTATGCTGATCGATCAGATACTGCGCTTCATCGAAGCTGTAATCTTTGTAGAGTGCCGTTCCGATCTTTTCTGCCAGGTGCTGATCGAAGTATCGTTTATTGATCTTATTTACCAGTGCTCTGCCGGCTGGATTTTTTTTAATTTTGATCTGATCGAATACATAGGTTTTCATGTATGCCTGTGCTGCTTCCTTCAGGTCCTGCTTCAGTGCATCAAATGCAGCCTTGTACTTTGTCATAAGATCTTCTTTTGATATCTGCGTTTTATTAACTTCTATTTTTTTTAAGACCAACTGCAGCAGTTGTTTTTTCTCATCGACCGTCATGTATGATCCTGATCGGAGTTTTTTCTGCAGTTCATTAATCCTCTGCGATCTCTTCTTCGCTGTCTCCTTCATTTGCTTCATCCTCCTGATAATCAAAAAGATGTTGATATTTTTTATCTGTCAGAACAACATTTCCATGCTCAGTGAATTTGATCAGATGCACTGTTCCACATTTTTCACATTTCACTGCTTCGTTGTTCCTGACACGCTTCAATTTTGCTCCGCATTTTAAACAAATCTTCGCTTTACGTTCAAATTTTGGTACAATTCTTTTGATTGCCATCGCTATTTTCACTCCTTTTTGTCTGATTTTGGCTTGTAACCCCTTCTGAAAATAAAAAGGGGTTACGCAAAAAGCACGTATTTATGCGGGTTGCGGGCATTTGTAACCCCGTAACCCCTTTTTTTCACATACACACCGTTTTTTTAGTTATGATGCATACGATGCATAAAAAAAGTGCATCGCATGCATCATAATGCAAATATCGCAGTATATTCTTATTTTAGGGGTTACAGGGGTTACATATCTCTTAAAGCCCCTGTTTATGCGGGTTTAAGTGTAACCCCTTTTGTAACTCCTTTGTAACTCCTAATTTTTAGGGGTTACAAAATCGGGCCGATTTTACGCAAATGGCAGTGCTTCATTCATAGAAACTTGTTGAAACCCATCAGCTCCTGGAAGTGCTTCATTTGGTCCATTATCCACTTCATCTTCTTCGTTGCAATCCATGACATCTTCCTTCTCTGCAATCCTTCCGATGAAGAATTCGATAAATTTACACACCCTTCCATCAAATCTTTTCGGTACCTGATAGGTCTTTCCTTTGTGATCAGCCCTTTGCTTTGCTGTGATCAGTTGTTTGTCTGCCATGTATTTCAATGTCTTCCTCGCGCTGTACCCTGCCTTTGAGAGCGCCTGATTCAGTGCTGATGGGAAGATATAAGCAATGTTTCCAGATTCCGAGAACGTTCCGAGGCATGTCCCGATTGCCTTTTCTCCAAAGTACATACGATTCTGAAGAACCCAGTCTACTACGAATTGAAGTGCATTTTCGTTCACATCTCCTACATCTGTGTTCATTTGTTCCTGAAGAATCGATGCAGCCATCTGCTTTGCTCTTTTCCACGAATCGTCACGGATTTCTAGCTTTTTCTCAATTTGCAGATTGTTTTGGTCCGTTTTTTCCTCATTTTGATCCGGATTTTCTGAAAAAAACCACGTATCGATCATGGCGTCTGCCAATGCGACAGCCGAGATCCCGGCCACATGGCTTCCTGATTTTCCGTCTGCAATCCGCCCGACATATTTGAGCATTTCCTCATATTTTTCACAAATACTCATTTCACTGATCCCAACAATCTTTTCTATAAATTCAGGTCCTGCCCAGCCGCAGTTATCTGCAGCCTGCTGATGCATCTCGCTTGCTTCCTTCTCATTGTCAAAAGGTCCGCCATAAATTTCGAGCACACGTGTGCTGACACCTGTCTGGGACGTTTCCGTCGATAACGGTTCCTCTCCTGTCGCCAGTGCGACTGTCCGCCACTGGTGCGTTGTCTGAAGGCCTCCGCCTTTGCTTCCTCTGATCTTTCCGGTTCCTGATGCGATCATGTAGATTGTCTTTTCTAAGCTCTCTTGGTTTCTTCCTGCCAGCTGTCTTTCATCGATTCCAAGCGGTAGATCACAGAAAAAGCTCGCCGTCCTTTCCAGTCCGACCTGCGTCGCGTTGAAATTTACCATCAATCGTTCTGGATCACCCCATGCTGACAATGCTGCTTTTAATGCTGCAGTCTTTCCGCCTTTACTACCGCCCCAGTTATAAACAAAAAAGATTCTTTGCTTCAGGATCCTCAGGAGCGGTGCTGCAAAACTGGACGCTAATATGAAGCGGAACTTGTCACGGCTACGGTGTTTCTGCATCAATCGGATCCATGCTTCCATTTCTCCATTCTTGCAATAAGCCATTGCCATTCCCTTTTGGCTTGGATCAATGTCTAACGCGATTCCTTGCTCTCGTCCCGGTATAAATCGTTTCCCTGGCTGCCATCCGAAGGTAGATGTTGCGTCCGCCCTTAGAATCACATCGATGTTTTCTGATTCTAACGCTGATAGAAATCTTACGACCAGTTTGGCATTTTCTGATGTGACCGTGCATCCCATGTCGGCCAGGATCGTGATTCCTCGCGCTGTAAATATCGTAGATCTTGGGAAGATTCCTTTATGCCATACTCCGTCGCGTTTGAATGCGACCTCCATCTTTTCTTCGCCTGTTTCCAAGCTCTTCAGGCGTTGTGTCAGGATGATTGGCGTTCTGCAGACCATTTTGGGGCTGTAGTCCTTTTCGCTGATCTTGCTGATTCCCTTGTCTGAATAAATCCACCCTTCCGGCTGCCTTAGATTAACAGGTGCACCTTTGACTGCTTCTGGGATTACTTCTGGTTCTTCCAGATCGACTTTTTCTGCGTTTTTAATGAGTGACATGATCTTCTGACCGCCATCATCTTTTCCGAATTTGACATACACGTCAGATGGATCCTTGCATTCAGGAATGTTTCCACAGGTAAATTTATAAACGTCTCCCATGAATCCTGCATCTTTGAGCGTCGTAATTACTTTTTTGATCATGACTTCTCCGCCGTGATCCTGCTCTTGGTGTATGTAAACCTTTAAATCTTGCAGATGTTTTACCCAGTCCTGTCTAAACATCGTAGCTCCTGGAACTCCCAGACAGCTGATTGACATCATCCACATAGACTGGCTGTCGCTCTCGCCTTCCACGAGAACGACGTAACCACTTTGTTTGATCTGATGCAATTTCCACAGTCCATAAAGACACATAGTCTTTCCTGCGCCGTACTTCCATCTGAAGTCTTTGTGAGCGTATCTTTTTCTGAAGGTTAGCTCTCTTCCATCTTCGTTCATATACGGAATCTTCATATATGTGATCTTTGTTTTTCGATCGCGTTCTGTCGTGATTCTACAGTCTGTTTTTAGCCAGTCTTCAGGAAGTCTTTTTTCAAATGCATATTGAGCGACACTGTAGCATTTTGCCCTACGCTCTTGCTCTTGCTGATCTTCTTCGCTATATCCATTTTGTTCAAGAATCTGTTTATAGGCTTCCTTTGTATCGATACCATTCATGCGAGCATAAAAATCTAGGTAATTGCCGCCGATATCCTCTGTGAAGCAGTGCCACATTCCTGTCTTTAAATTGACAGAAAAACTGGAGCTTCGGTCTTCATGGAACGGGCAGCAGCCTGTCATCTGATCTCCGGTAATATGTGCCTTTTTGATAACGCGCGAGTATTCAGTTTTATAATCGATTAGATTGTCAATATTAACCTCTGCGTTCATATTTCTCTCCTTCGCCGGGAGAAATTCTCCCGGCTATCTTACTTAATTAAATGGCACTTCTTCTTTTGCATCTGCCTGAACAAATCCGGCATTATCTGCATCGATGACATCATGCATGTTTCTTTCTACAGTACCAGGAGGAGTCATGTAATCGCTACCTGTGATTGCGATCTCTGTATATTTCTCCTTCAGTTCTTTTCTCATTGATGCCGTAATTTTGAACATTTCGGCCGGCAGAATTCCTTCTTTGTCTACAACGACCTTGCTGTATTTAATATTGGATTTATTTGTTGCGACATCAAGCTTGAATTTCATGACCATGCGAGTGTATGGAATTTTGTTGTGGCCCATGATTCTTGCAAGCTGACGATTCACGTCTTTGATACTTGTTGGCGGAACGCTTAAGAGGTAAACTCCTGGCATTCCATCGATCAGCATATAAATTCGTCTGATATTCTTGCATGGTTTCCCTGATCCATCTACTCCATATTCGTTATATGGACATGTGTCACAGTTGCACATTTCTCCAGTTTCTAATCTGACACCAACCTTTCCGTCCATGGAGCTGCATGTCGGAGCTTCGTTGTTTCCATCCTCTCCTTCTCCATATTTATGTTCCCAGTAAGCATTCGCACGGTGTGTAAAGACAATAACACCGCTGATTTCTTTCATGACTTCCGGATCATCTGGATCATCAGATTCCACCTCGAATGCTTTTCCTCCACCACTTGGGATCTTGATCTGTCTGCAGATGATTCCGTTTTCTTCATCGAGATCTCCGAGTTCGTCTTCCAGCTCTGCCTTCAGTTCCTCGTCCATTTCTTCCATTCCTGTTACCAGATTGAATTTTTCTACTGTTGTTAATTCGTTTTTTGCCATTGTTATATCCTCCTAATATTAAAGTCTTGCATCTGCGCCATTGAACATCTTGAGTCCGATGACTTCCCTGAGCGAATGCATCATTTTTGTGTACTTTTCCTTGTCTCCTCCAACAGCTGTATTAATCAATCTTGCATTGCTTTCAGCCATATCAATAACAATCTGAGTTGCGCCTCCTGGGCATTCTCCAATCATAAAGGATTCACAGTGTTTGTCTTCAATACTGATTGCGCATCCAAATACAAACGATCCTTTCTGATATTTTTCCTCGCCGTTATCCATTACGAACTTGATTCCTTTGATCTTTGAGCTAATTTTTTCTTTATTCTGCTCCATCTTCCTGCACCTCCGCCTCTGTATTTTCTTCCGTTCTTTCTTCTGCCTCTACAAATCCATCATCGTTTCCTTCTTCGATCATTTTCTCGATCGGAGTCTCTTCCTCGATTTCAGAATAAGCTTTGAAAAGATCGTTCATAACCTTGTTGACGTGTGCTGCCATGTTTGTTGCAGTATAAACGATCTCTGTGACTGAATTGTACAGAGAGGATGCCGCTTCGATAGCTGCCTGCTCTCCAATATCTAATGTTACGAGAAAATGTTTCATAGAGTCTTTTACGCCTTTTTCTTTTGCAGCCAGCTGTGACCACATGTTGGCCGCGATTCCGTATCCCTCATATCTGTTTGCAACGTTTGGCAGATCATAGCTTTTGAGCTGATCATATGCAAACTCTATAGAAAGCATAACATTTTCCTTCAGCTCACGTTCTCCGTCCAGTGTGATATTTAATTCCATCTGTTCATAGTTACTCATTTTAGTTTCCTCCCTTTGCTTTCTTTAATGAACTGCTGCGTTTTTTTCTTCTTGCTACCTCGAATGTCTCATACTGATTCAGGATATCTTCCAGTTCTGGTCGGAGTTCTCCTTCTTCCTGCACCAGATTCTTGATTGCAGTATTTAAGGTTCTTGCATTAACCTGTTCAACGATCAGATCTCCCAGTCCCTGCTCTCTCAAGACTTCGAAGTAATCAAGTCCCGCCTCTGCAAGATCAGCGTTGGATTTTTTGCTGTATTCCGTCTTGTCTCTTAATGAGAACACGTAATCTCCTACAGCCATTTCTGGTACGTCTGCATCGATCATCTCCTGTGCAATGTCTCCCATCATGACTTTGATGTCTTGATTGTTCTCTTTTGTTTGTTTTGCCAGAATATCCTTTTTTTCAAGCAGCGCCTGGTATTCATTCAACATTTCCAGTAATTCCATTATTTCATTCTCCTTCTCATTGGGATTCCATGCATCTTTCTCCAGTTGTTTGTGTTTTGGTAGCAAAATGTTCTTAAATTAGCGCTTCCTACCGATATTTCGTGCACTCTTTGAATATTTTGTATGCATTCCTCAACTGGCGACCTCATCTGACGTTCAAGTTCTTTTGCATATAAAACATCTGTTACTTTCGCAACTTTTGACGGAGGTCTCTCCTCTGAAAACATCCTAGATTCTACTGCTGGAAAGATTTTATAAGCTGCGCTTATCCTCTTTGCGATTTTTGCAAGTTTACTTTTGACCTTTTCTTTTACATTCATTTGTTCCTCCTGTATAATTTATATTTGATGCTCGATTCCGAGCGATTCATCTTTTCTGCGATTTCCCTGATCGTATATCCTTCGTGTCTTAAAAACTTAAGCTTTGATTCTTCTCTCTCGGTCCAGTTGTATCTTGTAGCTACATCATGTTTTTTCTTTTCCTGGTACCAGTCGAACCTCATAAATAGTGAGTCGTCTGTGATCCTGGCCGCATTCCAATCTTCCAGATGTTCTTTCATGTAGTTGATAATGTCCTGATGCCGATACATGATATATGGCTTTTTCTTTATGCTTTTCAGACCTTTTTCTTCCCAGCTCTTTATGGTTCTGTTTTCAATTCCTAAGATCTTGGAGAGCATGTTTCTCGTGATCATATCAGAGTTTTGTCTAAGCCCGCCAATACCGAGCCGTTGCTGTTTTAAAAATACAGCGCTCACAGAACGATTCAGCTTTCTTGCGACAGTTGGTAGTGGATACTTAGCCGTCATCTCTTCCAGGGCTGATATCTCTTTCGCAGTCCATGCCGGTGCTCCCATCTGTTTCCTCCTTAGGCTTGTATTCAAATTCAACCCTTCTGACAGTTCCGTCATCTTCGGTATGTACATTCATATATGTAAGTTCCAATTTATCATCTATAAGCTCTTTTATTGACTTGCTGTACATTTCATTTAATTTCATCTGTTTCCTCCTTAATCAAAGTAATCTCTCCAGTTGTCTACGACCGTTTTGGCCATGTCTTCTTTTTTACTAAGTGCCTTATTAATCATTTCATCGACTGTTTTTTCAACTTCCAAATCAATGTAAGTACAAACGTTTCTTTGGCCAATTCGATGAATTCTTGACAGGCTCTGTGAATATGTCGCATAGTTGTAGTTTTTGCTATAATAAACACACGTATCTGCCCCAGTTAACGTGATTCCTGTTCCTGCAGTATCGATCTGGCCAACAAAGACCATTGTGTCTGGATCTTCCTGGAACTGCTTTACCAACCCACCTCGAAGCTCCTTTTTAATGTCTCCGTAGATTGCTACCTGTTTTTTGTTTTTCGGCAGCAGCTTGTCCACCATTTCGATTATCGCTTTAACCTCTGGAATAAATCTTGCGAATATAACAAGTTTCTTTTCGGAGCCGATGACGTAGTCTTCGATGATATCGGCTAGCGCATTCAGCTTTGCTTTGTTCACTAGGACCGGCGTTTCAGAATCATCTTGCAGCAGGAACCCTCCGGTTAATTGCTGCAGTCTTAAGAGCTTTGTCAAGACCGTTGTGGCCGTGATATGATCACCTCCATCAAGATCTGCATAGCTGTCTCTTTTGATCCTGTCATAGAGCTCTCTGTCCTTTTTATCAAACGCGATCTTCCTTACCTCAAACGTCTGTTCTGGGAGATCGATTGCTTCATCTTTTGTGATCCTGAATGCGATCGAATGTTCTTTCTTGATCAGACCGTCAAGGTCCTTGTACCCGATGATCTGCTTCCGATTAAAGCCTCCCATGATCGCGTATTTGTTTTTAAATGCATAAAAGTTCTTTCCAAAAACTGAAGAATCTAAAAAACGGTACTGGCTGAAGATGTCGATCGCGTTGTTCTGGACTGGTGTTCCGGATAAGATCAACTTGTATCTTGCCTGATCGCCTAGTTCATGAACTGCTTTACTCTGCGCTGCATCATGCGTTTTGATTCTCTGGCTCTCATCGCAGATGATCAGATCAGCATCAAATTCCTGGAGCTTTTCTTTGATTCCTTCTCTCCACGTCGATTCATAGTTGATCACGGCCACCTTCATCGCCTTGAAGGGGAACTGCATCAGATCATCCAGTGCTTTGATTCTTTCCTTCTTGGCCCCTAGGAGTGTCTTGCAGGTATACTTAAATTCTGCAAATTCTTTAAATTCTTTCGGCCATACAGCCACGACAGATGTTGGTGCGATGATCAGAACCTTTTCGATATATCCCATCTCGTATCCGGCTCCTGCGATTGCCAGTGCGGTTAAAGTTTTACTCAACCGCAGCCCATTTCAAATAAGAGTCCAAACCCTTTATTAATATCGGCTGCCATTTCATCATCTCCTTCCTATATGAAAACTCCAGATTCTTCTGGATGTTCTTTGTGATATTTCAAATGTTCCGCCTGATTTTTAAATACCATCAGATTCTCTGGAACATTGTCATGTTTATTTCCATTTATGTGATGAACAATTTCCCCAGGCTTTAGCGGCCTTCCGAGCATATGCTCTGCTATAATTCTATGTTCATGTTTCCCATATTTCTTTTTATAAGTATCTTTCTTCAGCTCCCTTCCTCCTAAAGCTGCTTTAGACCTTGTGACCGTTAGTTCATCTCTTGTCTTTTTCTCTATTAAGCTCCTTGCAAGATTCCCATCTTTTTTCTGATTCATTGGATTATCAGTTTTATTGAATTTATGCATTCTTTTGCTTGTAAAATATTTTGAGCATTCTTTGCTACAGAATATGTGAGTTCTGATTTGAGATGGATATCTCTCTATTTGTTTTCCACAATGCTCACATTTAACTGTTATTTTCATGTTGCTCATTGTTACCACCTCATTTTGCTTCTACGGTCTCAAATTCTGCCAGATCATTTTGTTCCTGGATGGACTTTCTTATCTGATCAGGCGATAGATCTTTGATTCCGTTGTATTCGTATTTTCCCCTTTTATCTCGGTAATACCTTTTCATATAAAGGGGATTTTGCATGCGCTCATACTTTCCTCGACAGGCTAGTGCTGTGCGATCAAGCTTTTCACCGATCTGTGACCAGTCATATCCTGCTTCTTTCATGTCCAATAAGCGCATCTCTTCTTCTTTTGTCCACATCTTTGTTGGACTTCTTGGAGGCTTGAGTTTAATTCCCAAGTCGTGCATTCTTCGTTTGACTGCACCTTCTGAATGCTTTAATTCTTTTGCTATATCAGAATAGCTGTATCTTTGCGATTCGATCATTCTCTCAAGCTTCTGATCTTCCAGTTTGGTCCACTGTTGATTGTGGTGGCCGATTCGCTGTCTCTTGTCAATCTTCTTTCACCTCCAGTTCATGGATCTTATCTATCAATGGCATTAGCTCATGTTCCTTGACTGGATAATCTTGATATGTAACATTTTTTGCAGTATCTTTATATTTGTTATAAAACTCTTTTGCCAATTGTAACGATATCTCTCCTTTTCTGTTATCAATAAATTGACTTTGACTTCCGCCTTGGTATTCGACCGTTATTTTCCACATTTCTCTTTACCCTCCGATTCATCGACTTTTTGCCAGTTGATCCTTGTTTTGCAATTCGGGCACCAGTCATCTCTGAATTTTCCATTTAAAAGCAAATGTGAGCATGATGGGCACAGATAAAGATCCCCGTGTCCATGTTCATAAGTGCGTGGTGTTTTTCCTTGATATCCATTTTCAAATTTTTTCGTCAATTCCTCAGCTTCTGAAGCTGCTTGACACATTGACATGAAAAAGATTCCTGCCACAAGCCCTATAACTCCTCCGCTTAGAAACCCTATGATCATTCTTTTTCTCCTTTCTTTGAGTCTACCATCTCGAATGTTAAAAGGGCCATGTTGGCCGCTCTGACCTGATGCTGGTATAGTTTTTTTGTTACTGGATACGGATATAAGGCTTCTGGATTTTCTTTGATCCGCTCCTCATCCACCCTGTTTTGGATCGTATTGAGTTTCTGTCTTAACTTTTCGATCTTCGGTGGTAGATGGATGATCTCGGCCAGTTTATTCATTAATTCAAGATCACAGTCACCGACTAATAGCTTTGTTCTGCGGTCCCTTCTCATCTTTCCCCAGGAGGTTATAATGGCTCTCTGCACCGTGTCCTCATCCTTGATCAGTATCCTTCCTTTTTCTAATGCGATCATCATCGCTTATGTCACTTCCTTCCGTTAATCTTCTTTTTCCAGCTGAATCAAACGGCCATTGCTTGCCTGCGTGATGATCTCTGATGCGATCTCGCTCATTGACAAGGTTGACTGGTTGTAAATCTCCACCAGATCGTTGTATGCTTCAGCTGAGATTCTTACGATCTGCGAATTGCTGACTGGCATCAATTTTCTTGCAGGAATCTTGATACAGATCTTTCCGCAGTTCGTGTTTACATGATTGTTTGTTCTTCTTGCTTTTCCCATAGTTCCATTCTCCTTTTATTAAACCCTTTTATATTTTCATGGCCGGCCAGACTCTGCCTTCCGGCCATGTTGTTACCTATTTCTCTTTGTAGAAAGTGTGGCATCCATGTTTGAATAACCTTTTTAGATTTCTTGTATGCCATGTACTTCCTGATGTCATTTCGAAGTATGTAGCTCCCTGGCTTTTATCCCAGTCATGTTTTTTTACAAGAATCAATGCGTTATAGCAATCTGCATCCGGCTTCACCTTCTTGTATCTGCCATTCCAGTACGGTGTAAATGCATTCTTTTGGCTGACAACTCCCTTGATCGTATCTGGAAAATGTTCATCTTCTACCCTGTTTAAGATGACTCTGATCACCAGTGCTTTTCCTTCTGTGTCCTGATCTTCTGCCTCTGCCATTGCCATCTTGGCCAGAATATAATCATCTTCGCTTTCAAACGCTCCCTGCTCTAATTCATCGACGTTGCTAGGTAGTTGCTCCATGGCCAGTTTGGCTTGTTCCTGCTGCTGCTTCTCATCTTCTTTCTGGACTTGTTTCAGCAACTTTTGAAAGTTCTTTTCTTTTTTTTGTTGATCTGATTCATATTTCACCCTTGCCTTATCCACATTTTCTTCAGCTTTTATCGTTTTTAAGTTATCCACATTTTGTTGTTGATAACCTGTTGATAAGTTGTTGATAAAAATGAAGGACAGCGCCATCACGCATCCTGTTGCTGCTGCAAGTAGCAATTCGCAGTGATCTTTTCTTGCTGTCTTTCTCTTTTTTGTAGTTGTTCTTTTTCTCTTTACGTTCCTTCTCGTCTCCACTCATGGACCTCCTATCTGTGCAGGGTGATCTTTTCTTCAGGTGCATTCTTTTTTACAAATACACTGATGTATTGATCATGGATCTCACACAGCCATTCTTTCGGATTCTCTCCTATCATGGCCAGTAACTCTTTCTGATCTCTTGTCAATCTCTTTGGTTGTTTCATCTGCGCTTATCACTCCTTCTTCATATGCTTTTCTAATTACTCCATAAACTGGTGAATCTTTAGGGACGATGTATCCTTCTATGCTGTCTCTCCTTGTTCCATCACTCATTACATGTCTAACTGCCATATATCTTCCCTTCTTTCTATCTCTTAAGGATTTAATTATTAACTCCCTAGGCTTCTTGGGTCCGGCTGTCTGATACAGGTTCTCCAAAGCAAATGTTGGAAGAACCTGTATCTGTATCAACTCCCTGAGTATCCTTTGGGGTAGCCGTGTGCCAGTTGCCTGCAGTGTTGGTTTTTCATGCCAACCATCCGTATTGAATCGCGCCCACCAGCCCACGCTCCGGATGTTCTCTCTCTGGTGTTCTCATCTGCCTCCAAGCCAAGAGTTTTTTACTTGGGTTTGTGCTTTCCACCCCAATGTCGACGATTCCCCGCAGGCGTCGGCAGCCTCGCCGAGTGGACTTATCTGCATCGGCTCCACCAGACCTACGTTTTTTGAGAGGTCGTGCTTCCCTCTTTGGGTATTTAGTTATCTTTTGTTTGTGCAGCTTCTACGCCTGCTGCGAAGGCGTCCATCAAAAGCAATAAAATATTCTGATCCTTTTCCGGCAGTTTCTGGTAAGTTTCCAGGGCTTTCTGCATCTTTGGATCTGAGTCCAGAAGGATTAATGCTTTTGTAGCTTCCTCTGTAATGTTTTTTGTTGTAATTTCATTAGGCATTTTGTTCCTCTTTATATTTACCGCTAAGCCATCGCTGTAGTTTTTGTTGTGTTTTCAATAGCTTCCTGTGCTTCCATTCCGGCTATGAAAGAATTTGTCATCATGATAACGATGCCTCTCTTGTCTTCTGGAAGGCTTGCCAGCGCTTCCGCTAATTTTTCAGCATCTTTAAGCTGTTCAGCGGTGTATTTAATTTCCTTTGCCATGTTGCTTCCTCCTTTCGTTTTGTGTGTTCATTTGTTGTCTATGCCGTTATTATATATTGACGTAAGCGTGTTTGTCAATACATTTTTGTTGACACTGCGATTTTTTGTTGACACTGCCGTGTTTATGATTTATAATTCAAACCATAAGGAGGTGATAAAATTGAATATAGGAGATCGCTTGAAACAATTAAGAAAAGAACTCGATCTTACACAGGAAGCCTTCGCTTCTAGAATCGGATCTGTTCAAAATACAATTACTGGTTATGAAAGTGGGCGACGCAATCCTTCAGCGCCTGTTATTTCTCTTATTTGTATGGAATTTAATGTAAATGAAGAATGGCTCCGAAACGGAACCGGTGAAATGTTTTTGCCAGATGCCAATGTTGAATTTGACGCCATGGTTAAAAGATACAATTTATCGTATGCTGATCAGATACTGATAGAAAGATACATGAATCTAAACGCAAGTGCGCGTGAATCAATAATTGATTTCTTAATTGATGTAGTCTCTAAATTAAATAATGATGATTCTATTTTTGATGGTGTGCCGAGCACTCCTGAGGAGCTGGAGGAAATGTATCCACCAGTCGAAGAGGATAAGAGAGAAGGCGGGCTTGGGTAATGTATACCCAGTCCTCCTGGTCCTTATTTAATTAAGTATTATAATCTGTGTTTTATTTTTAAATCCAAGATTATAGTAAACGGTGTTAATACACCTATAATAAATTGCGTAAATATCTGTTCTATTATTTAAGAATACGTATTTTTTGCTCATGCAAACTCCCCCTTTTACAAAAGGACAGAGAGACTGGGCACACGCGTTTTATTATAAATTTTGAAGCATTATAAATATACAAGTAAGTTATGGGAAAAGAGGTATATAATGGGTCTGTTGGGACGTTTGTTTGGATTTGGACGACCTGATGAATCGATAATGGATGAATCTCCTAACTTGGATAGCATTGATCTTCAGAAAAAGACATGTCCTGAAATGAATATTTATAAAATTCGTGGACGGCATCCTGAAACAAAGCGGCTCCGCACCGTTCGCAGGGTTGCTCTTGAACCAGCTGATCAAGAAGCTGTGATTGCTTCTTCTGGTTTGTATGATATTCAGTTTTGCGAAATTGAAGAGCAGGAGCTTCCTTCAGAAAGACAAATAAATTATGCGATCGATCTCGGCATAAATCTTTCAGATGATTATACTAAAGAAGATATTTCTTGTCTGATTACTAGAGCTGTTCATGAAGAAGATCGGGATGATATGATACCTGTTGATCTGAGCCTTGCGAAAATGGTAGCCGATCACAATATTTGCTTATCTGTTTTCTCTGGAGAAAAAAGAGCATTAAACGCTCTATGGTTCCAATTATCTAAAGAAGAGCAGTTGAGATTTTTCATCTTTTGCATTCACCAGAATCGTTTAAAATGTCACAGCTATGATCTGGAGCACTCGCCTTATCTTGATTATTACGATCGTTTTGTTAAGGAATATAAAGATAATGAATCCTTGCGTCGATCTTTATCTGGATATGTTGGTTCTGATCTAAGCCTAAATAAAAAACCGAACAAACAGAGAAATGCATATAAGATTGCAAATGAATTTTTAATAAAATAAAAAATCGCCCGATGCTGCAACATCAGGCGACAAAATCGTCCCCTTGGAAACGATTACTAAACTTGCACATTTAGTATATCGTACTTTTCCAAAGTCCACAAGGGCTTATTTTTTATACCCTTTTTTAGAGGGAATTATGAAAAAAGAAAAAGTAATACCGATAGACTCCCTCGATCTGGTCGATCTATACATCCGTGTATCTACGACCGAGCAGGCGTTGGAGGGATATTCCGTTGCTGAACAGGAACACCGATTGCGGCAGTATTGTGCAGCGATGGGACATCGAATTCATAAAGTTCATATTGATGCAGGCTTCTCCGGGGCTTCTCTTGATCGCCCTGGAATCAAAGAAACAATAAAAGATGTACAGAAACATTTGATACGTCGTGTCATCGTTTGGAAGCTTGACAGACTGTCAAGATCTCAAAAAGATACGCTGATCATGCTCGAAGATGTCTTTCTGGAGAACGGATGCGATTTTATTTCTATGATGGAATCCTTTGATACCTCGACTTCCTTTGGACGTGCGATTGTTGGAATTCTGGCAGCCTTTGCACAGTTGGAACGTGAAAATATTAAAGAGCGTACTATGATGGGACGTCAGGCCCGTCTTGCAAAAGGTCACTATAACGGATCAAGACCGCCACTTGGTTATTCTTTCATTCCTGGAAGCAACGACCTTCAGGTGGATCCCTATCAGGCTGCGATTGTTCGTGAGATTTTCAAACTCTTCTTGTCGGGGATTTCTATTAATGCAATTGCTCGCAAAATGGAAGAGAAATACCCAACAGTCCGCACCTGGAACAATACGATGATCCGCCGTACTTTAAAGAACCCAGTTTATATTGGTAAAGTAAACGATAATGGTATACTGCGAGACGGAATCCACGAACCTTTGATTTCAGAGATTGATTTCCAGATGGCAAATGCAATCCTTGTTCATAATTCTAAGATCAAGAAGCAAAGCTGCAGATCACGAAGCCTTTTGACCGGTCTCCTTTATTGCGGGGACTGCGGTGCAAGAATGCACCCGAGACGAATTGCGAGAGGATATCCTTTGCGTCGTTATGTCTGCTATTCTGTTAGCCGAACAAGCAAATCTATGATCAAATCTGATCATTGCACTAATCGCTTGCATCCATATACGCAGGAAGAACTTGAACAGATCATCATTGATGAGATCAAAAAGTTGGCAGCAGATGAAGATTATATTTCTGAAGTAATCAGAAATTCTTCAGCAGAAGCTCCGGTAGATGATACCGAGCTTTTCCAGGAACGCATCGAGGAGCTGAATCGCCAGACCGATAAGCTTCTAAACCTTTATCAGATTGGCGCGATCGAACTCGATCAGATTCAGGAAAGGCTTGCTGGTCTAAAGCAGGAGCGCGAATCTTTGACTGCTGCCCTGAAAGAATCGCAAACAAAAACAGATATCAACATGGATCATCTGAAGATCATGAGCTACGCGTCAGCTTTTCAGGTTGCTCTTGAATCTGGTGATCCTGAATATACAAATAGTATCATTCGCCTGCTGATCGACAAGATTGTTGTTTTGAATGAAGATATTGAGATTCACTGGACGTTCTGTTAA